ATGCAGAAGCGCTTGATTCAGACGGAGGAGCGTTTATCGCAGTTGATAAAACTCTTGGAAAAATCTGCGTACTATACGTACCAAGACAGCAGCTCGACGCTTATAAGGTTAGAGAACGGGTTGAACGAGCTAAAGCAGTCGTAAATGAGAAAGAACCGCCTAAAGAAATGTGCTACCCGTTGGTGGCCGAGGGTAAGTCTGGTAATCTGGGTCTTGCTGTTGGGTGTAGCTATTGTAAACACAAATTTGCTTGCTATCCTGATCTTCGGACTTTCCTCTATTCTACTGGGCCAAAGTATCTCCAAACGGTCCTAAAAGAACCTAATGTAATTGAGATTTAATATGAATAGTTTCTATACGATTTACTTGAACGGTAAATATGCTCCCGGTGGCTACGACTGGATCAGGGGTAAAGTAGTAAGTCAGTCTTCTTTTGGTATTACAATAGAGGACAGTCGAGGGAATCGTAGTATTTTCCCTTCTCACACCATTGAACGGATGAGCGAAAATAATGGTTGGTAAAATCTGTATGTGGTTGGTGGATAATGTACCACTAGGACGCTTGGCTCCGTATGTATTTGGCCTAGCTATTGGGCGTATGCCTAAACGAATTAAATAAGGAATAAACTGTGGAAGAAAACTATAATGGTGCCCACTTTGATATCACCATCGACGGACAGCGCTATCACTCTATCGAACCAGTTGGCATATCATTCGTAACTGAAGACGGCGAAGAAGAGTTCCTGTTCGTAGAACGTGCCTGTCAGGTAGACGTGAGTGACTGCTAAGGACCAGGAATGTAGGTCTCACGGTAGAAATAAAGCAATACTTAATTGCCTATACTGTGGTACAGATATTTCACACAGGAGGGCTAACGCTAAGTTTTGCAATCCTAGATGCTTAAGTAGACATTTCTGGGGTGTAAAAGTGCCACGCGGACCTAACGATGGACGATCTAAGAGCAGATTTATAAAAAAGAAGGGTGCTCAGAGATACGCCGAAGCTCGCGCGCTGGGTTATAGGTCTATGTTCGAGGTTTCTGTTGTAAATAGAGCTGTAGCAGATGGTAAATCCGTTGAGTACGAGTCCTTGAAACTTCCCTACAAACTTGATTTTATATACACCCCTGATTTTATATTGAGTAATAATATAATTATTGAATGTAAAGGTTTCCTGGATCAACAGGATAGGCGCAAACTTAAAGCAGTTAAGGACCAGCATCCTGAGCTGGATATACGACTGGTCTTTCAAAAAGCATCTAGAAAACTTACTAAAGCTAAATCATCGTCTACTTATGCGCAGTGGGCAGAGAAATATGGCTTTAAATGGTCAGAAGATGTAATTCCTCTAGAATGGTATGATGAATAATGTCCAGTACAATACTCGTGCTTCCTGATTCCCACGCACACCCTGAATTTAGCAACGATAGGTTCATCTGGGCAGGTAAGCTGATCCACGATATAAAGCCAGATGTGGTAATTAACATCGGGGACCTGGCTGATATGGCCTCTCTCTGCTTTCACTCAAAGAAAATTGAGCTAGAGGGTGCGCGCTATCAAGCTGACTGCGATGCTTCTATAGACGCCCAAGAGAAGCTGTTCCACGAGGTTCGTAAGCACAAGAAGAAGCAACCTCGTTGGATTTGGACGATGGGAAATCATGACGTTCGTCCTCAACGCTTTGTAGACGAAAATCCTGTGTTCGAGGGGAAGCTTAAGAACGAGGATATCGGCTACGAAGATTTCCCTTGGGAGATGGTTCCTTTTCTTGAGCCTATCGAAGTAGAGGGTATCGACTTTCAGCACTATGTTACTTCTGGTCTCATGGGGCGGCCTGTAGGCGGTACTCATCCTGCTTGGTCTATTATCAAGAAGCGTAACAAATCCTCTGTTGTTGGTCACTCTCACGTAGTAGACTACAAGGTGGACAAGACTCCCGGACGATCTTTGATGGGTCTCGCTGTAGGCTGTTACTGTGACTATGAAGCAGGATACGCAGGACCAGCTAATGATATGTGGTCTCGTGGTATCGCTGTTCTTCATAATGCAGAGGATGGCGTGTTCGATTTTGAGTGGATTAGCATGAACAGGATTAAGCAGCAATATGGATAAGGATGAGTTTGAAAAGGCTCTAGCTGATCGCTTTACTCCTGCTGAACTTGTAGACCTTCTCGAAGTAGATGTGTGGCAGGTTATTGAAGCTTTCGACTGGGAAATTATAGAAGCTAAGAACGAGTTGATGGAGGTACTTAAATATGGCGAACGATAACGATAAATATGAATTGCCTTTGTTCTTCTGGCTAGGTCAGGAGGCTGACGCAGAGGAAGAGAAGTTTGACACCGAGGGAGAAGAGGCTTACGATAAATGGGTGAAGGAGTTCGTGACTAGGGGTCGTATTGATGTCGTCTGATCCCCTACAGATGCAGGTAGGAGAGGATAAATACGCTTCTCCTTACCGTTCTTATGCTATCCAGCCTGTAGAGTTCATCGAAAAGAATGGTCTCCGGTGGTGTGAAGGTAACGTAGTTAAATATGTCTGCCGTCATCGTATGAAGAATGGCCTCGAGGATTTGCTTAAAGCGAGGCACTACCTAGAGATGTTGATTGAGATGGAATATGGTGGTGATGGCAAGCGATGAAGAGAAAGAACGTCATCGTGCTCGTAGACGTAATCACATTGTAAAAGATTTGACACAACCTAAGTACCATCAGCGTGTCGTACCAGGTAAAAGACATAAATATAAAGAACCATATTTGGAAGGAGATTTCGATGAAGATTGATAAATTTATTAAGAAGATGGATAAAGCAGAAGATGAAGAATGCTTGGAAATGGTATTGGCGCTCCTCGACCGCGTATCTATTGCAACTGCTTTTGTACCTGATGACAGTGGTGTACTTACTCACCAGATAATGGTCATTGAAGCGGGGGATAAACGTTTTACTTCTGTCCCGCAAGAGATGGAAATCCCTCTTATTGTAGCTAACACCGGAGGCACTATCAATTGATTAAAAATGACGACGGCTTTCGTTCATTCTTTGCTCGACGAATCTTTCAACAGAAGTACGCCCACGAAGGTGCCGAGACTTGGCCAGAACTTGCTAAGACGCTGATACATGAAGTATGTAGTGAGTATATGAGTAAGTCAGAAGTCAGTCAATTGACTCAGTACGTCATAGACATGAAGTTCATTCCAGGTGGACGATATCTTTATTACGCCGGACGACCCAATCCATTTTATAACAACTGCTACCTGCTCAAAGCAGAAGAAGATAGCCGAGAAGATTGGGCTAATCTATCATGGAAGGCTGAATCTTGTCTTATGACTGGCGGTGGTATCGGGGCTGACTACTCTGTCTACCGAGAAGCTGGCGCCACTATCTCTCGTACTGGCGGTACAGCATCTGGACCACTCCCTAAGATGGAAATGATAAACGAGATCGGTCGCCGTGTTATGCAAGGCGGTAGTCGTCGATCCGCTATTTACGCCTCCCTCAACTGGCGTCACAAGGATATCAATAAGTTTCTGACTATTAAAGACTGGGAACAGTATCCGATCGGTGCCACAGGTCTCACCTATGCTGATATCAAGAAGCAGGACTTCAACTTCCCCTGCCCCCTCGACATGACCAATGTGTCTGTCAACTATGATACTGCATGGCTTGAGGCATATAAGGCTACAGGAGATTACGGAGAAGTATTCCGATCCAATGTTCGTCAAGCACTGAAAGGGGCGGAACCCGGTTTCTCATTTAACTTCTACGACAAAGAGAATGAGACTCTTAGGAACGCTTGTACTGAAGTCACCTCTGCTGATGATTCCGATGTCTGTAACCTCGGTTCTCTTAACATGGGTCGTATTGAGACAGTAGAAGAGTTCAAGGATGTCTGTAATCTAGCGACTAAGTTTCTTATTTGCGGTACTCTAAAAGCCCGACTTCCTTACAAGAAAATCGAGCTTACACGCGAGAAGAATCGCAGGCTTGGGCTAGGTCTGATGGGTATTCATGAATGGCTTATTCAGCGTAAAGCTCGTTACGAAGTTACACCGGAACTGCATGTATGGCTGGCTAGTTATCGTGACGTAAGCGATAAGACTTCTGCTAAGTTCTCAGACAAGTTAGGTATCTCTCGTCCTGTAGCTAATAGGGCTATTGCCCCTACCGGTACTATTGGCATCTTGGCCGGAACTACTACTGGTATTGAACCTTTGTTTGCAGTAGCCTATAAGCGCCGATACTTAAAGAATGGTACAGATTGGCATTATCAGTACGTCGTAGACTCAGCAGCTCAAGAGCTTATTGATCGCTACGGTGTCGATCCAGATGATATTGAATCAGCTATCGATCTTGCGGCAGATTATGAGCGACGTATCAAGTTCCAGGCTGATATCCAGGACTACGTAGATATGTCCATCTCGTCTACTATCAATCTTCCTGAATGGGGATCAGACCTTAACAATGAAGATACAGTAGATAATATGGCGGCTACATTAGCTAAGTACGCTCACCGTCTTCGCGGGTTCACCTGCTATCCTGATGGTGCCCGTGGAGGTCAGCCCCTGACTCCCT